AGCATAAGGCTTGTTAATTCTTTTAACCTTTCTAACTGTTGCACGAGCATCAGCAGGAGTTGCAAATTTAATCCTAACAGTATCTTTTGGATTTTCGTCAGTATAGAGTCTTCTACCTGAACCTTTAGGCTTTTTCCCCGTACCAGTTTTTGGATCTTTTTTTGCCATGAATTTATCACTTTTTCTTTTTGTTACCCATGACACTTTTTAAAGACTTAGCTTGTTTTTTATGTAAAGCACTTGCTTTTTTTAAACCTTTAATAACTTTTTTAATTTTACTTTTCTTTTTTGGTGCTAATGCCATAATTATCTCCTTTGTGTTCGTGACCCATCCAAATACCGAAAACGCCTGTCATAACGCCCATGACGACTGATACGAACGCAGATTGACTGGCAGTTGGTGATTCGAGTTGCATGAACCATTCTGCACATCTCCATGACATCAATGTACTAACAAGCATCATTAGTCTTGGTAATATTTTGAGTTTGATTAAAGTTTCTGCGTTCATTGTATTAACAGCTCATTCAAACCAAAGCCCTCCAGTAATATTAAAGTAAAAAATAACAATAAAATTCCACCTGCTATTAGTTTACCACTAAAATTAGTTGATCCAATCTTTATTGCAACAAATTCATTACTTAAAATTCTTAAAGACAACTCAAAACTGTTTTCGTCAATCTTTACATTTATTGGTTTTTTTTCTTTATCACTCATCTTCTACCCTCTTTGTACATCCACGCAAGAAAGAATAAAAATCCTATGACTGTGCAAACTAAAACAAATAATCCTATACCTTCCCATATTTTTCTAATAAATAGCTGCCTGTCATATATATCTTTTTTTCTTTGAACTCGAATATCAGCTTCCATTTGCAAAATTTCGTTCCAAGAATTAGGACCATGATAAAAATTTATAAAAGTTTTTAACTCTTGACGTTGAGCCTCAAGCTTTTTTTTTGCAGTAAAAGCCTCTATTGCACTAGCTTGTATTTCATTACCTTTGAAAAGTCTTCTTAGTGGTGAGGCACTTTTTGCAGATTTTTCAACATTGTCGATATCACTTAATGCTGACATCCAACGTCCTAAATCTTTACCCATAGATTCAATTTCACGACCAGCTTGAAAGCCACGTTTAATTGCATTAAATGCAGTATTTGCTGCTGTTAAAGCCACTCCAATTGTTGCTGGGTCCATTAAAATATACCTTTAAATTTTTGTGGCTTGGCTATTTCAGAAAATTTCTTTATTACACCACCACTACGTTTTTTTATTGGTTTTTTTTGCTTTCTTTTTAGGTTTTTTGTTTTTGGTTTCGATTTTCCTGCTGTTGTCAATGCTATCGCTATCGCTTGTTTCTGTGGATATTTCTCCTTCTTCAACTTGCGAATGTTCTGGCTGATTGTTTTCTGGCTCGACCCTTTCTTCAATGGCATCTACAACTCCTTCTTTTGCGAGTCTTCTTTTAATTTTTTTTTGTTTTTCAACTTCCCATATTTTTTCTTTAATTGAACTAACCATGATCTACCCTTTCATTTCTTTTAAAGCAGCTATGTCTCTTTTTGTTTGATCTGCTTGACTAGCTAACTCTTCTTGTTGATCCAATCTTTGTTGATCTAATAATACATCATTTCTTTCTTTGTCTTTTTTAAACTGCTGTTCAGACTCAAATTGTTGTTGTTTTTGAGCGACTTCTTGTCCTCTTATCGCTAACTCTTGTTTTCTAATGGAAACTAAAGGATCTTCTGTAGGAGGTGGTGTAATTGATTGTGCATATTGTTCACTTACCTCACTTGCTATTTCAGCAGATCTTGAAGCAACTTGATCTTGAAACTGCTTCATAGCAATCGGATCAGCCTGCATCATTGCTTGTTGTTCTGGAGCCATCTGTCCTATAATCTCCTGTTGAGCTTGTATTTCAGACATCATAGCTATGTGCTCTGATATATGACCTTGCAAAGTCATCACTATAGAAGCATTTGATTGTGCTATAGGTGTAGCAATCATAGCTAAATGAGCTGATATGTGTGCCTGATGATTTTGCTCTGGAAATGCTTGTAATCTTGCACCCCTTAATGCTTCCTGATTTTCTTTTGCTGGATTCATGGGCATTGGCTGTGGGGGAGGTTGTAATATCGTATCAATATTAGTCACACCCAATGCCTCATACATTTTTCTATACGCCTGATACATACCATTAGGTCCATGTATTTCAGGGTTGCTTTGAGCTAATTGTAATTGTGTTTGAGCTAAAGCAATTCTTTGCGACATAGAAAATATGTTTGGGTCTGACACTGGCAAAACATCAATTCTTTGATCAAAGTCAGACTGTTTAATCTCTGGAGGAGCACCTGGCACTTGATAAGGATAGATAGGAGCACCCATTGAAAATATTCTTGCAAGTATTTTAAACTCTACTTTTTGTGAATAATGTAGACGTTTATGTATCGCAGACATAACTTTTGTGCCACGTTCCATGATTGCCATAGTTGTGCCTACAGGAGCATTACCTTGCATCTCACCGACTTTCATGTCAGCCATAGACGCAAAACGTCTACCTGAATCAATTAATGTTCCAAGTAACGAATATAAAGTTTGAGATGGTTCTTTAAATGGCAATGGCATGATCGCTTGTCGTAAGTCCATACCAACCATATCAACATCTCTAAACTCTCCAGGATTAAGAGGTGTTTCATCATCTCTTATACGAGCACCTCTTGCTTTAAATCCAGCAGGTAAGTTAGATAATGTACCAGCATCTATTAATTGTCTTAAAATTGATGTTGAAGCTCTTGATAAGCCTCCTATCATATGCGTAAGACCAAACCCATAAAAACCAAGACCAGGCAAAAACTTATAGTGTACAAAGTAAGGTATTTTGCTACGTAACGGATCGGCTTCGTTGAAATTCCTTTTGATCGATAATACTTCACCAGATTTCTCCAAGATTGTAACGATATAAGGCATTTTCAATCCAGTATTTTCACCAGTAAGACTTTGATCTTCAAAACCTGGCAAATCTAAATCGGTGTGTATTTCGTATAATGTTAATTCTTCGTTGTAACTTGACTCTGAATGAATGCCTTCAATATCTTTAATTGTTTCTTTTACGTCATTGTAATCAACTCCATCGGAGTCTGACGTTGGTAATTCAATATCTTTGTAAAACCCACTAAGCTGCAACTTTCTAATTTCATTCGAGTCCATGCGAATGACATGACAAATTCTCGTAGAAGTTTTTAAGTCTGTGGCATTGTAAGGAACTATTAAATCCTCTGCATGAACAAACTTAGAAACTGCTCTTTGCAACGAAGGGTCAAAGTAAACTTTTTTAAATGATGATCCAACGATAGGAAGATAAAATAACATCTGATCTAACTCTGGATCATACTCTTCCATCTCGTAGGTTATTTGATAATTCATAAAATTTTTAACACGTTCAGCCTGTGCTAATACTTCAGGAGTTTCTTGTCCTATAATGGCTGTCTTAACAGGACCTCCAGCAGGTAATAATTCTCTATAAGCCTGTGCTTGAAACTGTGTAACAGATTCAGCAAGCAGTGGATGAACAATGCCAGAAGCACCTTCAAAAGGTTCTGCTCTGTCCTCGTAGTTCATTCCAAGTAATTCTAATCCACTTTTATATTGATCTTCCCATTCTTTTCGTGAGTTTATATCTTCTTGAACTTCATTTACCATTTCAGAAGATATTCTACCAAGTTCAGTTTCATCAATAAACTCTGCAAGGTTGGCATTGAAAGGCACTTGAATAGGTGCTATTTGCTCTTCTATTTCTCCAATAATTACGGAACCATCGTCCATTTCTGTGACGTTTGGTGCTATTTCAGCTTCTTGTATTTCTACACTAGTTACACCAGCAGGTGCATCTATGTTCTCAATTCCGTCTACCTTTTCAATTGCCATAATTTTACCTTATTTTAAATCCAGTTCCTGGTCTTGCTATGCCTCTACCACGACATATATTACCACTTTTTTTGGCTTTAACATCACCACCCATCCCAAACTTCTCAGCTAGATCTGGATTCATCTTTTGTTGTACAGACTCAGGTAGTTTTGAAAAGCCTTTAAACTTTGGTGGAACTGCTTCACCACCACTTCTCATTTCTTTAGCTTTAACTTTAGCAATGGCTTCATTTAAACTAGTACCTGGCATATTACTCTCCTGTCTCTGGGTTAATTATTATTGATCTTGTCATATCTACAACTCCACCCTTACTCATCATCTTAGGGCTTATCATGTTCTTTTGTATATTCATAGCTCCTGGGTTTAATATGCTTGAGCTTTGAATATTTAGTCGTGATGGTTTTGTTCTTACTCTTTTTGGTCTGCCTATCTTCTTCATCTTTCTCATAAGTGCAGCAGCTTCTTTTCTTGATAGATCACCAAAAGGATCAGCAGATGCAAGACCACCTATTTTAAATAACTTTAATTGTTTCATCTTAGTCATATCAATAGTTTTTACTGGAGGTGGATCTGTAACTCTCTTTCCAGCTTTTATCTTACCAAAGTTTTTGCCAGGAACTGGTTGCCCTCTTCCTGCTAACTCAGCGTAAGCTCGTCTTCTATCTGCTTCGTCTGACACTATCTCATACCTTTAAATTTACCACCACGACCTGGCACTACGCCACCCATATTCATCTTCTTAACTTTGCCACCATCCATCATACCGACAGGTTGTGCCTTTGTCATATCAACAACTTCACCACCCATTTCTTTGCTCTGAACTTTACCTAGCATCTCATTCATTCTAACTACGTCAGCCTCTGATACAGTTTTGCCTCCCTCATTTTTTCTTGATAAAATTCTTTTCATTTTTGCAATGTCTGCGTCTGAAATCATTTGTCCTTTTTCTGCCATTAGTAATACTCCATTTTTCTTCTATAAATTGGTTCTTGTTCATCGTCATCAGGAGTAGTGATAAAACCACCCTGTCTAAATCTTAGTATAGCCTGTGTCATCGAATCTGCCAAGTCATCATAATCACCATGTGGAAAACTCGCACATTCTTCAACAACCTCTTCTGCAAAATTAGTATCTGGTCTCCAAACCATACCACTTTCAAATACTGGAGCACAAGCGTTCATTCTTGCAAACTTATCTGCACCTTTACTTGGGGTGAAAGGAGTGACAGGTATTCCCATACGTCTTAATTCCTGTGTTAAAGGTGTGCCACTTGCTTTTTGCTCTATTAATATCATGTCGGGATCATATGCATCGCACAATTCATTTGCTTTTTCTTTAAGTTCTGGAAAGTCCCATCTTCCTTTTTCTGCATCGAGCAAGATGATGGCATCTCCTTCTCCTTCAACAGGTGTAAATATCCCCCAAGTAGTAATAGCACTATAGTCAGAGCGATCATTTTTTGTGAAAGCCGTGTCATAAGACTGTATGACGTATGAACAGACAGGTGGTTCACTATGATTCCAAACATTCCACCACTCCCTTTTTATAATAGCACCCTCTTCTGCAGTAGGGTTTTGCATATACTGTGAGTTCCATTTTGACACAGGTATTGAAGACTTAACAGCCTCTAGTTCTTCTTTTGACCAATATTCTTCCCATAACACATTACCTGTGTCAGGGAATATGGCTGGAAACTCCACGACATCCCATTTATCAGCACCACCTTCTGTCTGTTTCTGCAATACTCTTGCAGTTAAATCTTTAATACCCCAACGTGTCATTACAATGATAATTGATCCACCTGGCTGCAATCTCTGTCTAGGTCCAGATGTGTACCACTCATAGATACTGTCAAGAGCTGTTGGACTTAAAGCATCTTGCTCTGATACAGGGTCGTCAATAATACATAAATCAGCACCTCTTCCAGCTAAAGCACCTCCAACACCAACAGCATAATATTCACCACCACCATTTGTAGACCATCTACCAGCAGCTTTGGCATCAGAAGCTAATTTTATATCTGGAAATATATCTCTGAAGTCTTCACTATCAATGAGGTTCTTAACTTTACGACCAAAGCCAACAGCTAGTTCTGCAGTGTGTGTGGCTTGTATTATCTTTAAATCTGGGCGTTTACCCATGAGCCATGCAGGAAATAAGAAACTTGCAAACTCTGATTTAGTGTGTCTTGGTGGCATGTTTACGATTAGACGTTTAATTTTGCCATCTGCAACTTTTTGTAATTTATCTGCATATATTTGATGATGCTTACCCTCAATAAAACCAGACCATATTTTGTTTACAAAACGTAAAAAATTATCTTGTGACTCAGATCTGTTCTCAAGCTTTTTAAGTCTTTTAAGTAATGGAGCTACTTTTTGTAATTCCTCATCACTTAAAAACTCTGCATATTGTAAATTGGTCATGCTACTCTAGATAAAAATCTATCCACTGCAGAATTAACTCCACCTGTTCTAGCTTGTCTCGGAGACTTAACACCTGTAATTCTTTCAATTAACTGATTTAAATTACCAGCATCAAAACCTACAGGTCTAAAATCTCCAACTCGTGTACCAAATGGTGATTCAACAACTGTCGGCAATTGATCTAATGCTCTTGATGCAATTTGTCCAATCGATCCAATGTTTGTATCATCATCATCGTCATCTTTTGGCTTTGGTATTACTCTTTCTGCAGGAGATTCAGATCCCTCATCTATATCAGGTGCATTCATGTCCATGCCACTTTGTACTTCGCCAGTTCTTGGGTTTCTTGATCCAGTTATATTTCCATCTCTATCATATATAGGCTCAAACCTACCTGATATTAGATCAGCAGCAACTTTGTCTCTAGCTGTTCTTTCGACAAAACTTAATAAATTGTTAATCATTCCAGGTGGAACACCCAACAAAGTAGCAGTTGTAGGTTTTGAAATTAATGCTTCAATTTGACTAATCGGTGTCCCACTATATGGTTTACCAACTTGCTCCTCAAAGCCTGGAGGTGGAGGTGATGTGTCTACAGTTGGTGTGGTTGTGGTGTCAATATCAAATACTGTGTCAACAGGACCTGGAGTTCTTGTATCTATGTCAAAAACTGTATCAACAGGACCAGGTGTTCTAGTATCAATATCAAAAACAGTATCAACTGTGGGTTGCTGACCTGGTGTCCTTGTGTCTATATCCATTACTGTGTCAACAGGTCCTACTCTACCTGCCATTGTCTCAACATCAGGACTAAATGTTGTCGGACCTAACGCTCTGCCTCTATCTGCCATTACGTTCTGTGATAATAAATCACCAAGAGTTGGTGTTCCTTTACCAACTAAACCTGCCAGTGCTTGAGCTTGTTGTTGACCTAATGTTGTTCTACCAGGTGCAACTGTACTTACT